TGGCATCCAATACCCTGCCAACTGGCTTCGTCTTGCCACGCCAGAGGAACGTGCCGCCATCGGCATCACCGAAGAGCCTGATCCCGCTCCTTACGATCAACGCTTCTACTGGGGACCGGGACTGCCGAAGGATCACGCCCAATTGGTTGAGCAGTGGACGCAGCAGACCCGCACCACCGCCAACACTCTGCTGGCACCTACGGACTGGATCATCATCCGCGAAGCTGATAACGGCAAAGCAGCGGACCCCGCCATCAAGACCTGGCGCGAGGACATCCGCCTAGCGACCGGCACCAAGAACGCCGCCATCAGTGCCACCACCACCACTGACGAGCTTGCTGCCTACATCACTGGGGCTGATTATCCCGTGTGGCCGTCTGATCCTGCGATGCCTGCACCGGCAGGTGATGATGTAATCGACTTCAGCAACAATGTCAGCGGAGGCGTGATCTAGTGGCTGTCAAGTCGAAAACCGCACTGGGACGTGTTGAGCACAAGCCTGGCAAACCGAAGCGCACGCGCCAAGGTCAAGGGCAGCACAGTTTGCCGAATCACGGTCGTAAAAAGACACGCGGCCAGGGACGCTAACCTACAAAAAAGGGTTGACCGCACCTTGAGATGGAACACCACGAAGAGGTGCTGATCACGGCGAAACCGCCCGAAAGTCCATTTAATCAAGTCGTTCCGGCCTTGCTGACCGCTGCGGTGGTTGGTCTGGCCGGTCTTTTTATGCAAGTCGCCAAGCTGGATCAGTCAGTCAGCACCGTGGCGGCTGATATTCAAGAACTGAAGAACGACAGTAAGGAAAGGCTTAGCGATCTCGAAACTCGCGTCCGCCAGATTGAAATGCTGGTTGGCAGACAGCGATAAGAGTCTTACAGTTAAACCAGCACACAATTACTTATGGACCCCACCACTCTCGCTGTAATTGCAATCATTGTTGCCGCTGGCTCTGAGGTCATCAGCCTGCTGCCGATCAAAGAGAACGGCTGGGTGCAGCTTGTGATCAAAGCCCTTAAGGTGATTTTCCCAAAGCGCTAGGCGCCGATACCGTCTGGCTGGCGCGATTCGGCAACAAAGATTGGCGTGACCGTCTGCGTAAAGCAGCACAGGACTACAAGTTCGATGCCACGCTCAAACCCCGACTGGATCGCGCGGAAGCCGATTGGCTTGCGGCTCAGCCATTAACACCCACACCCGTAGTAGTTCACGAACCAGTCGACGATGAACTACAAACTGGCGATAGTCGCCTCCTTGGTGGAGGCATGAGTATCCACGCTCCTTGGTCTGATGCCGCAAAACAGGATCCGCCTCGCTGATCTATTCCGCTACTACAGGGCCGGTTTACCTCATCAAATGGCTGCAATAAGCGAACTTGAGGAGCAGATACTCAAGGCAGACCCCACAGCGCTAGACCGTTCTAGAGATTGGTTTGCGACCTGGAGCCAAGCTGGTAAGCAGGCCGACAATCCACTTAAACCGGCCATCCAGCTGATTCAAAAATGGGAAGGTTGCCACCTCGAAGCCTATTTATGCAGCGCCGGTGTCCCAACAATTGGCTACGGTTCGACAGGTCCGCATGTAAAACTCGGCATGCGTATTACCCAGCATGAGGCCGATGTCCTACTGGAGAAGGACATCAAACGCTTCGTCGACGTCGTTGATCTGCAAATCACGGCCAAACTCACCAACAATCAACGCTGTGCTCTTATTTGTTTTGCCTTCAATATCGGCGCTGGAGCGCTCCTGGGCAGCACCCTTCGCCGTCGCCTCAACTCAGGCGAGAATCCAAATCGCGTCGCTACGGAGGAGATTCCGCGCTGGAACAAGGCAGACGGTAAAGTCCTTGAAGGCCTGGTACGACGCCGTGACGACGAATTAAAACTATTTCTCAGCATCTAACGCTGCTTCGATTAAAATTTCGATCAAAACCAGGTATTTAGATGCTTCTTCCTGACAGCGAAATTCGACGTTTATGTGTCGAAGAATCGATGGTGCTGCCGTTCGACGTAGAACTACTAAATCCCGCATCGCTCGACCTTCGCATAGGCGACAACGTGATGGTCGATGTCGAGCACAGCAGCGAGCTGCAGCTACAGTCAATCGCCCATTGCACTAAGCAAAACCCTTATTGGATGGCCCCTGGCGAGTTCCTCCTAACAGAAACGAAGGAGCTCTTCAACATGCCCTCCGATATATGCGGCTTTTTCTGCCTAAAGTCTTCGCGTGCCAGGGAAGGCTACGAGCACAGCCATGCCGGCTTTGCTGATTGCGGCTGGAACGGGAGCCGTTTAACCCTTGAGCTAAAGAATAACCGTAAGTACCAGAACCTACCACTTTACCCCGGTATGAAGATCGGCCAGATGGTCTTCCTGCTTATGGTGACCAACCCAGAGCTCGATTACGCGCAAATCGGCCACTACAACGGCCAACCACAGGTAATGCCAAGTTGGGAAGACCTGCTCTAGCTAGGCTGAGGGCAGGCAGGGATTCACAGTGGAACGATTCCTAGTCGAAATACGAGGTAAGTTCTACTTCGAAACTGCCCAAGAGCCCGACCGCATTCCTGACGATATTTACGCCAGGATTGCAGAGGCTTTTTATAGCGAAGACGACATCATAGACATAGAAATAGACACATACATTATTCCGAAAAATGGAGCATCAGATTGATGGCACCGTTCTCGTTACTAAAAAAGCTAATAAACAACGATTTCGTGCATCAATCTTCAGTTCATGGAACCACCGCTGTGCTTACTGCGGAGAGTACGCAACCACAATTGATCATATAAAGGCCAAAGCGAAGGGCGGGCCCACCATCAAGCGCAACTGCGTACCAGCTTGCCTGAAATGCAATGCCGATAAATCCCATGCCTCCGTATGGATCTGGTGGATTCAGCAACCCCATTGGAGCCTGGTACGCGCCCACCGCTTACTGCGTTGGATCAATCAGAACGATTTCCTTTCATGTGCTCGATGTAGAGCTGCGCTTGCCATAAGTCGTTTGAGTATCGCCCGATAGAGCAGTTAGGCATGCAGCTTCTGTACCGCACTTCGCCTATCCCTGGTTCAGTGCTCATTTCAATGTAGTAGCCATCGCCGCAGTCAATAGCGCCATCGGGAATGGCGTACTCAGGGCTTTGTCCAGAAGCATGAGCAGTCTTTGGCAAAGATCCCTCCACTGGAGCGCCCTTCAGGAAAACCTAAACCACATTGTGCCGCCACAAATTCCCAATGGACGCAGTGCTGGCACCTTGGTTTGTTATTCGTGATTGCCCGCGCATCGGCATAGAGCTGCTCCGCCTCAATTACCGCAGCTTCTAATTCGGTACAACTAAGGGGTAATTCGAGCTTGCCCGTGTGCGTTTTTATGCGGACACGCCAGCCCTCGGCTCCCTGAAAGAGAACCATGCGGCCAGCGTGATACCGCAGCGAGGCCACTAAGCCTGAGCAATTAGGCGCAGCTTAGTAGTGAGGTCTTCCAATGTCCCGTCATTGAAAACAGCACATGAAAAATCTAAATAGTCGTTAAGGCCGCCTTCACTGGCGTGCTCATGAGTGCGTGGTACGCCCGGCCGTTCCACATACCACATCTGCCCACCGAGATTGCGCACCAGCTTCGCCTCATTGACGAAGCGGCAGTCATCAACCACAACTTTGTCGTAGGCCTTGATTCGTTCGCTCCAGCAGCGAAGCCAGATGTCGGGATGGATGCAGTCTCGACCCCATTCAGTACCAAGGGTTCTAAGCATGTGGCGGACACTAACTTCAGCACCTGGCACGACAACCTCCTTGTGCTTATACACAAGATCTTCAGCCCCGGCGGTGCAGTATCCCAGTGCCTTGAGCATCGGGATGAGCATCTCCTTGAGTGTCTGAGCGAAAGGCACGACGGTATACCCATGCTCCTCAACCAACCACTTAGCCACAGTGGACTTACCCGAGCCAGCGGCTGGGCTGTAAAGGCCAATAAGTTTGTTCACAGGGATTAAGCGTGCAACGAAGCGATAAATGACGCGCGCATAATTTCAGCGCTGTCGTCTTTGAATTTTTGCATCAGTCCGGTGTACGTACCGTGATGCTCGCTGCCTGGATTGCCTCGGTCGTACAACTCATACAGGTAATCAAGAAACGCAGCCTTGCCGGTCTCGACCTGCCATGGCTTCAGCTCCTCGCAGAGCATCCCGGCGTTCAGCGACTGGATCGCCCCAATAAACGGTTTTTCCATCAAAGAACCAAGGTCGAAAATAAGTGCCAACGCCGAAGACCATGGGATGTACGCCGTAAGAGCCTACTCCCGCTGTCCAGTAATACAAGCTCACCGGGGATCCGCGTCGGGTGCATGGTAGAGGCGTTCCAACTGTTGGACGGGCGTTTCGTAATACCCTGGAACGTCCCGAGGATCCTCGTAGTCAAAGGGATCTGAGTCATCAGTTGGGTCTCGTAAGACCCATGTGACCAGTTCACCATGCTGCTTGACGATGATCATTCCGACCCGTGGCGAACGAATCAGAAGCCGAAACACCGAGGTTTCTACCCAATTAAGGAATGGATGCCACATCACTCAATCACCTCAGTAAGCATGGCTGGACAATCCGCAGCATATTTAGATCCTGCCTCGGGAAAGCCCAGGTAGCACTGATTGCTCCAGTGAATACATGGAGCGCACGGACCACCGCAATCCATAGGCTTGTATTTAGCTTTGATGGATTCCATCCGCCGTTCAGCCTTACCGCCCGGCGTCTGAACAAAACACTTATTGCAGTAAACGGGATTCCGCGTGGACTTACCGCATTGCACACATAGACGAGTGTTGATTTTGAGTGAATAGCGAGCAGTCGCGGGCGAAAGATCCACCCGCTTCGGGGAATTGCATTGAACAGGAGCCATGAGACCAGTAAGTGCAAGAGGTACAGGACTCGCGGCCCTCCGGTTTCAGGACCTGCGATATAGCGGTATTTAGCCGCTGAAGAAGCTTGTAATCCTCAATCAATTCGGACGAGACCTCATACGTTGTCTGCCCGTAATCACAGTGCTGACACTTGCGGCGATACCGATACGCCGCAATGCCTTTTGACTGCCTCACCTCAGTGACCTTGAGGGAGGGCTGCCCACATTTCGGGCAGGCTCTAAGGAAGCTCATGGCGCCAAGCGTGCTTTACCTAATCGGCGGTCCACGTAATAAGCGAGTAACTCTGGTGCCCAATCCTCGAGATGAGGCAGCATCAGATCGCACAGAGCCTGAATCTCAGGCTGTGCATCCGCCTTGGCCCGTAAGTCCAAGAAGTGGAGCGCACTCCTCAAGTTAAAGCTGACGACAAAGTTCTGCCTGAAATCGAAGGGAAGCATTCCGCGGATGTGCTCCTCCGCAAACCCAGCCATCAATCTCGCTGCATACCGCCTAATCAGCTCCTTAGCGACGATTTGGTCTTGGACCATGTCATCAATGGAGTAGCGGTATTTCTTGCCATCGCGGTCCTTGTAAAAACCGGGCTGCCGGAAGTAGATGACGTCGTCAACGGGCAGCTCATTCGATACCACCTGCAGCATCCGCTGGCCCGTGTACCGCATCGACTGCACATCGAAACTCACCCCAACCCGATGAGTCCGGGCCTGTTGCATCACCGAATGGGGGAAGCCCCCGACGGCAAAGGTAATCGCGGGATGTTCGAGTGGTCCGTAATGACCGCGCTCACCTGCGAGTAGCCGCTTGACGCAAATCTGCCCCGCCTGCTCCTCCGATGGAATAGGCGAATCGGCGACAAAACCTTCGAAGTAATCCTGGTGCATACCAAGCCACACCAGTTGCTGGGGGTTCTCCGTCTGGCTAAGGACGTGAACCCGAAATCGAGTATCCAGCATGCCTAGACGACCTCGATCTGGGAAACGGGCCAGCGAGCTTTGGCGTACTTCAGTGCGAGCGTCTTGGTTTCCGCCCGCATCTGTACGTACATCGGCGAAGCCCCAACCTGCTTCACCTTCAGGCGAAACTCCTTGGTTTTCGCACCAGCGGGAGGACGGCTGATCCCCTCCCCATGCTGCGATTTGACTTCGATCTCCTCATTCCAAAGTAAGTTACCAAATTCAGCCATAAATAAAAGCTAATGAAGCTTGTGGCGTTCGTAGACTAGCGCAAATGCGGCACTGGAATGGACTGGCTTAAGCGGGATGTAACACCCGAAAAGGAGTTGCAGACTGAGATTCTGGCGAGAACACTGGAACCCAGAGAGGCCTACCTTTTCAAAAGCTTGGTGGCGTACCAGGGCATGCTCCAATCCGCAGTCCACGAAATTATGCGCTTGGAGTTCGAACTTGAAGATCTTCGAGCACGAGATCTCTAGCCTCAGCCTGGAGCTCCTTGTACAGCCGTTCCCCCAGCTCATCGATCAGCAACTGCTCGAGCTTCTGATCGATCAATTGTTTAACCGTTCCATTGCCGCTAGTACGCGCACTGTCCAGCATCTGCTCGATCTCACGCCGGAACGTTTCGCAGACGTGCATCTTGGTCTTGATCTTATGCGCCCAGTCGGGATCCACTGGAACGCTGCTCTCCTCCCTGGCCTTAAGTGCCATCTGCATCGAGTCACCAGCGACGACTAGCTCCGAGTGGAACGTCTGCAGCTCAAGCTGACTCATGTAAGCCAACGTTTCAAATGCCACAAGCCGATCAAGCGACTTGCTTAAAAAAGTTAGTGTCATAATTCGAACCAGCGATAAGCCCCAGTTTCGACCGGGGCTTCGATTCTACAGTATCGTTCGAGACTCACTTCGCTGGCTTGGCCAGGCAAAGGATGAAGCATCCTGGCCGCGTGGCATCCCGGCGAACCGAGTATCGAAACTTCTCACTATTACGGCTCAGCATTCCCACAACCTGGGAGATGGTGGTCGGCCTATACCCCGTACCAGCCTCTGCATCGAAGTAAGGCACATAAATCGCATCCCCCAGCTTCATTGCCATAATTTCCTCGCGCAGCGGCGTTGTTTTGCAGGTCCGCCCGGTGCGCACTCTTACTTCCGCCATAGGGACTTTTTCAAAAGAGCTCATAAGAATTAGCACAGAAAGGAACCTATAAATAGACTACACTCCAATTGCAAGTTGCGCAGTAAGCCCGTGGATAAGCAAGAGACTAAGGAAGACACGAAACAAGCCATACCACAGCCGGCGCCACCTGACTCCAAGCTGGTGCTGTTCATGCACAAAGGCGGCATGAGCGGTCGCTCCATCGGCAAAGCGCTTCGCATCCCTTACGGCCGTGTGCTGCTCTGGCTGAGACAAGAAGGCGTCCAGCTAAGAAAAAAGGCCACCCCTACGGAAGAGTGACCTTAATAATGCGCTGACTCAAATCCACGACAGCGAGAGGACTGGACCGCCTAAGTAGCCATACAGCTAAGCCTGTAATTCCGCGGGTTTTCGGTGGATCAGGCTGCGGCTCTAAGTGTTCGACCACCCAGTACGGAGGGCGGACCACCCGAACAGGCCGCTTAGAGCTGAAACGCAAAAGACGCAATCCAAGATTCTCCAGCATGGCTTACACCTCAACCAGGCGAACAATCTGAGCCCCTACGAAAGCATCTCGAGCTTTAAGTGCGGCCTGAAACATGCTGTCCGACACAACACGAACAGTCTTCAGTGTCCTTGAATGCGGCAGCCTGAGGATGACTTCAAAGGTAGAGGTGGCTCTACCCGGCACCTGGTACGGAAGGTCCATCAAAAACAGTAAGGAAGATAGTGACAATAAGGAGACCTAGAAGCCAGGTCAGTCCAAAGAGAACGCCGTAGTGATTAAGGGCTCTCTGTTCGGCGAGCTTTGGCTCGGCCTTCGGTCTGCCGCTGGATAGCTTCAGCCCGAACGGTGCG